TCGACCCGAAGCAGTATCAGGCAGTGATTGAGACGCTTGCGAACATTCTGGAACAGAGAGATGCCTGTCTTGAGAGGTATGTCGGAGACGGAGCAGAACCAGTCGTGGAATACACCAACAAGGGCGGCGCAACAAACACGGTCAAAAATCCGCTCTTGATTGTCTGGGCCGACCTGAACACGCAGGCCCTTGCCTACTGGCGTGAGCTTGGCTTGACTCCATCGGCATACAAGAAGATGACCGGCGGGACGAAAGCCGAAGAGAAAGGAAGTGCCCTGGTGGAAGCACTGAAAGCTCTTGAAGCGGGATAAAGGCAAACACTGGAAAGTCGCGCTAGGGTATGCAGAGGGAATCAGAGACGGAAAGATAGTTGCCAATGTCGAGCGAAAGCAATGTGTCGAGCGATTTTTCCGAGACCTTGAGAATCCGGATTATGAGATGGATTCAAAAGGACCGGAATTCTGCATTGGCATTATCGAAAAGACCCTGTGCCACCAGCAGGGAGAAGCTCTGAACGGCACTCCGATGCGTGGCAAGCCGTTCATTCTGCAACCGTGGCAGATTTTTGTTATCTACAACCTAATCGGATTCAAACTCAAGGGCACTGATATTGTCAAGTATCATGAAGCCCTTATTTTTATACCTCGGAAGAACAGCAAGACGAGCTTTGCGGCGGCTCTGGCGTGGGCGTTATCCCTCTGGTATCGCAGATCCGGAGCAAAGACCTATGTTTCTTCGGCGGCACTTTTGCAATCCCTGGAAACGTTCAATTTCATGACCTACAACATAAAGCGCATGGGCGAGGAAGATAAGGATGGCGGGCATGTGCATGTGATAGACAATCACAGCGCTCACACCATCGAGGCGGAATTGCCCGATGGATCCTTTTTTATTCGTGCCCTTGCCGCAAATCCGGATACGCAGGATTCACTCAACTGCAATATCGCAATCTGTGACGAGATTCATGCGTTCAAGTCCACGAAACAGTACAACCTTTTCAAAGAGGCAATGAAAGCCTACACGAATAAGCTGATTATCGGAATCAGCACTGCCGGCGACAACGCACAGGGCTTTCTCGGGCAGAGGCTCAAGTACTGCCGGAGTATCCTTGACGGAACAATAAGCGATGAGCAGTATTTCGTGTTTATCTGCTGCGCAAATCCCGATGAGAACGGAGATATCGATTACACAAACCCGCTCGTACATGAAATGGCGAATCCGTCCTATGGCGTGACCATTCGCCCGCAGGAGATTTTGAACGATTCACTCCAAGCCCAGAACGACCCGCAACAGCGCAAGGACTTCTTTGCGAAATCGCTCAACGTGTTCACGAATGCGGTTAAGGCGTATTTCAACATAAACGAGTTCCGCAACTCAGACACAAAATACGATTGGTCGCTCGATGAGCTTGCCACATTGCCAATCAAATGGTATGGCGGTGTCGACCTTTCCAAGATGCACGACCTGACAGCGGCATGTTTGTTCGGAAATTACAAAGGGGTTGACATCATCATCCCTCATGCGTGGTTCCCTGTCGTGGCGGCTACGGACAAAGCCGAAAAGGACAACATTCCGCTCTTCGGATGGATGGATGACGGGTGGCTCACGATGACCAACACGCCGACCACGGAATATTCCGACGTTGTCCGGTGGTTCATGGAGATGCGGGAACGCGGATTTAAAATCGTGCAGGTCGGACATGACAGGAAATTCGGACGCGAATACATCCGCCTCATGCGTCAGGCGGGATTCCGAATTGTCGACCAGCCGCAGTACTACTATGTGAAGTCCGAAGGCTTCCGGCACATCGAAAAGGCGGCAAAGGACGGCACGCTCTACTACTTGCACGCGGAGCCGTACGAGTACTGCGTTGAAAATGTCCGCGCCGTGGAAAAGACGGATGACATGATAATGTACGAGAAAATCCAGGCGGATTACAGAATAGACATTTTCGATGCGAGCGTGTTCGCCTGCGTGAGATATCTGGAATGTACCGAAAAGAACAGCAATGCATCAGGGTGGTGGGATGAGAAGAAATGAGTAAACGAAACAGAAAAAAGAATGTAGCTACTGCCGCACCGGCGGCAAAGACGCGGGCGACAATCCTACTTTCGGACTCCGCCGCCTATGACATGCTGTGCCTTGATGGGTACACGACACTTAACAAGAATCCGGAAATCGTGACAGCGGTCAGGCGGATTGCAGACCTTGTCTCAAGCATGACGATTTACCTCATGTCGAACACGGCAAGCGGAGATGAACGGATCACGAACGAACTGAGCAGGAAGATTGACATAAACCCGAACAAGTACATGACAAGGAAGACCTTTATTGACTCGCTTGTCATGAATCTGCTCTTACACGGAAACGGCAACGCAGTTGTAAAAGTCCACACGAAAAAAGGACTGATTGACGATCTCGAGCCAATACAGCCGTACAGAGTGAGTTTCATTCCGGACGGGTACGGCTATCACACGTTGATTGACGGACAGAGATTTGAGTCCGATGACATTATCCACTGCGTATGGGTGCCGGATGAGTATCACCCGTGGATGGGAGCGGGACTCAAGGTTCAGCTCAAGGATGTTGTCAAGAATCTGACGCAAGCCCGCAAGACCGAGAACGCGTTCATGACTTCGAAATACAAGCCGCCACTCGTGGTCAAGGTCGATGCGATGGCGGACGAGTTCGCTTCTCCGTCAGGACGTTCGAAGCTCATAGAGCAGTATCTGGAAACATCCGAAGAAGGTCAGCCGTGGATTATTCCTGCGGATTTGATTGATGTAAAGGAAATTAGACCGCTTTCACTCAGCGATATCGCGCTGAATGACACGGTCAAGATTGACAAGCAGGCAGTTGCGGCGCTTCTTGGCGTTCCTGCGTTCCTTCTTGGGGTCGGGAAGTACGACCAAAGAGAATGGAACAGCTTTATCAACAACACGATTCGCCCGCTATGCCGCGGAATCGAGCAGGAATTCACCCGAAAGTTGATTTTATCACCGAAGTGGTATTTCAAGTTCAACACGACATCCCTCATCGATTGGGATTTCGAGCAGGTGGCATATGTGTTCGGCAATCTGTCAGACCGCGGAATCATCACCGGCAACGAAGTCCGAGACAAAATCGGCATGAGCCCGCTTGAGGGACTTGATAAGCCGCGAATTCTCGAGAACTTCATACCGGTCGACATGATAGGCAAGCAGAAAAAACTACTGCAAGGAGGTAAGAGCGATGATAAATAGAGCTCTTTTGCAGATTCGGACGATTCCGTCCGAGATTCAAATCAGAAAAGATGGCGAAAAGCCCCGCATTGAGGGGTACTTCGCTGTTTTCAATAGCAACTACGAGATGTTCAAGGGCTGCACTGAGTCCATCGCGCCGGGCGCGTTCACCGAAGAACTGCATTCCGACGTGAGGGCACTGATCGACCATGAATCGCGTCTTGTTCTCGGTCGCACGACTGCGGGAACGCTTGAGCTCAAAGAAGACGAGCACGGACTGTGGGGAGGCATCGATATCAATCCGAACGATACCGAAGCCATGAACCTTTACGCGCGCGTTCAGAGGGGTGATGTTTCGCAGTGTTCTTTCGGCTTTAACATCCTTGATGAGGAGCACGAAGACCGCGGGGACGGAACGCATCATTTCACGATCAGGAAGGTAAAACTTTACGAAGTCTCCTGTTGCACATTCCCTGCATACGAAGAGACCGCTATCTCAGCGAGGAAGGCAGACATTGCCGAAATCGAGAAGCGCAAGCTCGACGTATGGAAGGAAGAGACAAGAAAAAAACTTAAGGAGGTAAGTCATGGCACTCAGGACACTGATGCTTAAGAAACGGCTCGACGACAAGCGCAAAGAGCTCAAGGATTTAAAAACCGTCGATTTCACTCAGCGCGAAGCAGAGCTTGAGAAATCAATCGAAGAGACAACCACGGACGAGGAGCGTTCCTTTGTGGATTCCGAGATTGAGAAGTTCGAAGCGGAGAGAACAGCGCATGATGCGTCCGTCCGCGAACTGGAAACAGAGGTCGAGAATCTGGAAAAAGAGCTCGATGAGATTGAGAAGAAAAACGACACGGAGCCGGAAGAGAAACAGCCGGAGCCGGTAGATGAAAAGGCAGAAAGGAGCATTGTTATGCCGGAGATGATGAAAAGAACAGGCTTATACGCCATCAGCGAGCAGGAAAGAAGCGCACTGCTCAGAAACGAAGATGTAAAAACATTCCTTGCGCGTACACGCGAGTGCATCAAGGAGAAGAGAGCACTGACAAACGTCGGTCTTACGATTCCGGATGTTATGCTTCCGATTCTGCGCCAGATCGTTGAGGCAAACAGCAAGCTCGCAAGCCGTGTAAATCTTCAGCGCGTCGGCGGCAAGGCCCGCCAGAACATCATGGGCACGATTCCGGAAGGCGTATGGACAGAGATGTGCGCAACGCTCAACGAGCTGAGCCTCGGATTTAACAATGTCGAGGTCGACGGTTACAAGGTGGGCGGATATTTCGCAGTTTGCAATGCAGTCCTTGAAGATTCTGATCTCAATCTCGCTAACGAGCTGCTCACAGCAATCGGTATTTCTATCGCCAAGGCTCTTGACAAGGCCATCGTCTACGGCACAGGCACAAAGATGCCGCTCGGCATTGTTACCAGACTGGCACAGACAGCGGCTCCGTCCGATTATCCGGCAACAGCCCGCACATGGGTTGACCTGCACACATCCAATGTCAAGACTGGCACAGGCGCAACAGGTCTCAATCTGTTCAAAGAGCTCGTCGGCAATACAAAGGCCATCATCAACGACTATTTCAATGACGGTCTCATCTGGATCATGAACAAGAAGACACACGTTGACCTGCTTGTCAACAGCATGGACAAGAATCTGAATGCTTCGATTGTCGCAGGCATCGGCGGAGAAATGCCGGTCATCGGCGGCACAATCATCGAGCTCCCGTTCATTCCGGATGGCAACATCGTCTGCGGTTACGGCTCCGCATATCTGCTTGCAGAGCGCGCAGGCACACAGCTCGGACAGTCTGAACATTACAAGTTCGTCGAGGATCAGACCGTATTCAAGGGCACAGCTCGTTATGACGGCGCTCCGGTCATCGCTGAAGCGTTCGCAGTCATGTCTATCACAACGACAGCCCCGACAACATCCGGAATTACATTCGCGGCTGATGCGGCAAACACACCGGCACAGTCAGCCGGCGGCAAGGGCTGATAACTATTCGTAACTGATAAGGAGGCGGAAAATATGACGGACGAGCAAATGCTTGCATTGCTTAGAGCAGACCTTGAACAGCCGTCTCCGACGGTCAACGATTATCTGCTTCATCTTATCGAGGTCGCAAAGGAGCGCATCGCAGAACATGGTATCTGGCTTATGGATACGGCGAGGGATAACAA